GGGTAAACTTCGAGCTACTTAATGTTCGCTTGTTCCAGTGCATAGGCACTGGAACCAATCCAATACCAAGCACAGAAGGCTAAGCTTAACGAAGTATTAAATACATCATTAAGAACAAAGCCAGGGCCGAAAGGCCCGTCATAACAAGCACCATGCGGACGCGAATTTTATACAAATTCATGTACCTCATTTCTTCGGGAAAGGAATCTTACGATTCCTGGCCGAAAAGCTTGCCAATGGCAGTGCTATCTAACCAGGACTTAAGTCCGGTTATAAGCTGGTCACATTGCGTCTGTGAGAAGCCCACTGCTGGGCGATCTAACACGACGTAAAAGGACAACGTCTCGTAATCGTTGACAGATGTCAACGGATCCGCGACGATCGCACGCTGATCGATCCGAGCCATCGACCTGATACGAGTACCAGGCTTTTGATGGGAGATCGTCAGTTTAAACGTTTCATCAGTTTTCTGATAAAACGCCGAGGTGCCATCGGATTTTATCCGAGGCATCGATTGTGCGACAGCATTAACGGTAACAGATTGTGGATCTGCAAACATAAGTAGTTGACCTCCTAAGAGATTATGGAGTGAAACTAGTTGCGTCCCTACAGATTCCAACTTGTAAGGATTGAGAAGCCAACTAGTCGATAATCTTAGCGACCCTGTTGAAATTTCCTTTTGGAAATTGGCAGAGCAGCTAAGATCGCTAGTTGAAATGGGGATAAACTTTCCCATTTCAGGTTAAACCCATATGGACTTTCTGCCTTATCACGTTGCTTGGTTTCGATTATTCGATTCCATTCAAACGTTTCAGCACCATCCCAGAAATAGTGAGTCTCAGCGAGATTCACTGTTCTGACTGAATGCTGCATAAGGAACATGTACCTGGCCACGAGGCTGTCTGATCCCCAATCGGTGACTCTTTCAATGAGTTCGCCTAAATTGGTAAACCAGTCAACCAACCATGACCAGGGGGTTGCTTTATACAAGGTTGATGGATTAACTCGGATACCATAAATCGTAAGATAACGATAAATGGTAGCCATCTGCCCATGATAGGCAGAGTTAGTCATATCAAATTCAGGACGGTAATATTTAAACGACCCTTCGGCCCAAACGTGGTCAAACTGACGACGTCTAAGCTGCCAGGTTGAATAAGAGTTACCTCCCCCATAAGCGGGACCCAAGTTACGCATCGAATCAAGCCACGCACCGCGAGGTTCAGAAACCGCGCTGTAGCCGTAGTTGATGATGGTATCAGGGGCTGATTCTTGTAAAAAGGTCCATTGTCGTTTCTGCCATCGGTTATTGTCTCGACTAAGTCGAGCAATATACTCCTGTTGGTTCAAGAAGACCCTAATAAGGTCCTCAAGATCCTTTAGAAACGGCACCCAGCCGAAGCTGTGGTTGAGAAAGTCGTCAGCAACGGCCTTAGGGCCGAGAACTGCGCGTAAACCGCCAACGTCTTGTCCACCAAGGATTTTAAAGCCTTCGTGGAAACGTTTAGCTGTTTGCGAAAGCATGCCGGGGAGATCGCGTATTTCAGCGATAGCCACGCCAATGCCAGCTTTCTCAATTTTAGGTCTAAGTTGTTTATAGACCTTAGGACCATAGAGCGAAGTCTTATCCGTCGGAAAGGCAAAGCCTGAGAATATTGGTGCGTAGCCCGCACTCCCATAAAAGGAGTCCGGAACTCCATCACCAACAAAGATGGGGTTTGCAAAACCACCACCATACTCATAAGTAACGCCCCCGGAGGTGGCTGAATAGCCAGGCTTCGAGACGCGTCGCCTATTTCCTTGGATAGCAGATTGCGGAATCACGGCTTTAATGTTCCGAAATGTACCACCTGTATAATAAGGGGGACCAGGATTATTAAAATCCCAAGTCCTTTCCAAATCAACAGGTGTTACAGACAAAGTTCCTTGAACCTTAACACTAGAGGTTTGTACGCCATTTAGTTTAGTAACTAACTGACCGTACTTTTGTAAACCAACAGGGTTTTGGCGGAACCTTTCTCGGAACCGTGCTCCAGATTCGCTCATAGCAATACCTCCATATGTATTGTTAGGGATGATCCCGATTTAAACGGGGTCAAACGTAGTAGGATCTATAGAGATCCAGAGAAAAGAACTTCTTAACTCATGACACTACAGTCCCTAATTGAGAGAAAATACTCTCATTTGGTTTAAAAGGAATGCATCGCTGCACCCTCAGACACCCCCAAGGGGG